GGCTTCATCCAGCAGGCCGTAAGCCTGGCCGGTGAGCCGCTGGATTTCCGCCACGGTGGCGGCAATCCTGGCCGGATCGGTCATGCTCTGCAGATCCCTGGCCAGCTGCTCGGCCTGGTCGGTGATTTGCTGGTAATAGGCCTCGGGGCCCAGCAGGTCCTGCTCGATGCTCTCGCGCAGCGTCTTGAATCCGCCACTGATGCCCGCTGAGATCTGCTCGATCTGACTGAGATAGGCAATCTCGGATTCGTAGCGCTGGGAGACCAGCACCGCCAGCTGTTGCAGGTCGGCCGCGCTGCCGGTGAAGGTCGACGCCAGATCCCGGATACCGTCTCCCAGGTTATTGGTCAGATCCAGCAGCGTGTAGCCCTGCTGTTGCATGAGCGCGTCGAAATCCGCCACCAGGTCCGAACTGGCAAAACCCTGGACCAGCTGAAGCTGGTTGGCGATCTGCACCACCTCCTGCGCCAGGCGCTGGAATGTGGCCGTCAGGTCCTCGCCCTCCTCCTGCATGGCCTCGGCCACGGCGATAAAGTCTCTGAATGTTCGGCCCTGGAACAGCTCCGGCGCGGCATCGATGATGCGCTGTGCGGTGGATGACAATGCCAGGCGTTGCACCTGCTCCTGGAGGCCGGCCACATCGTTAACGTAGGCCCTGATATCCTCGCTGAACGTCGACAGGATGACGCCGAACCGGCTATTCAGCAGCTCTTCGCCGGATATGGCGGCGCCTTCCATCTGCGTTGACCATGTTTTCAGCCGGTCCCCCGCCTCGGCGATCTGGTCCTCGGTCATGAATTGCGCGATGGCGTTGTCGAAATCCGTGATCGAGGTTTGCAGATTTGCGATGTCCGCGTCGGCAATGCGCTTGCTGCGCAGGAACACGTCGCCGAACGCGGTTGCGAAGTTCAGATCATGCCCGGATGCATACGGGCTTTCGGCGGCGTACTCGGTGCCAGCCACGGACAGTTTTGGTGGGTTGTTTTTGCCGCCGATCAATCCCCCCAGTGCGCCGCCGAGTAGACCGCCAATGACCGTGCCAATGCCGGGTAAAATAGCGGTGCCGATGGTGGCGCCCAGACTCGCGCCAATGCCTCCCTGGCCGCCGAAGATCTTGTCGCCGAGAATCCCCGCCACCAGGCCAATGGCGCCATAGGCCAGATTGGACACCCCGCCCGCATTGGCGAAAATGCCGCCGGCTGCATTACCACCCGCCGCGGTAGGTCCCATAATACCGGTGCCGGCCGTGCCACCCAGCCAGGTCGGCAGGCTGCTGCCCAGCTGCGTGAAAGCGCTGCCGATGCCGCCGCCGGTGAACAGGCTGGCGATGCTGCCAAACCCACCAATACCACCGCCAGAGCCAGCGATGCCACCTATACCACCCAACCCGCCGGGCCCGGCCACGCCACTTGCAGCCGCCAGCCCGGTGCCGCCCAGGCCAAAGGCGCCCATGATGCTGACCAGGATGGGCCGGGTGATGGCCGCATGAGCCATTTCCGCCAGCCAGTTGAGGAAAAAGTCCTTGATCGACTGCAGCGCGTTCTTGGCGCCGGTAAACCAGCCACGCCACAAGTCGGCGCCCAGATCATCCATGCGCTCAACACCGCGCTCAAAGCTTTTCTGGAAGGTTTCCTGGTCGGCCGCCTGCGTGGCCAAAGCCGAGGCGCGGGTGGCCGCTTCCTTTTTCGCCGCAGCTTCGGCCCGCGCCGCCGCTTTTTCCGCCGCCGCGCCGGCCTTGTCGCCAAAGCCGACCGCATCCCGGGCCGCCGCGGCATATTGGTCACGCAGGATTCCCAGCAGCTGGGTGTAATAAGCAACACCCTCACCGCCCGCGGCGATCTTGCCGGCCAGGATGGCCTGTTCGACGGTGAATTGCCGTCCCAGTTTGGCCAGCGGATCCAGCCGGTCCACCAGCGTCTGATAGGCCTTGGCCGCAGCCGCAGCCGCCTTGGCGCCCTGATTGGTCTGGTCGCTCAGCTCGCCGATGCCGGCGGCCGCGCCCTGAGATACTACCGCCTGACGGGTCAGGATGTCGTTAACGGTGCCCACCGCTTTGCTGATGCGCACCGATGAGTCCTGGCCAAACTCGCGCAGCCGCACCTCGATCAGGCTGATGTTGTCGCTGAACGCAGCTGCCATGCGGTCGCCCAGGCCGGTGAAGGCATTGGCTGCCGCGGCAAAATCACCGCGCGTGAGGGCGGCAAACGAATCCGCCAGCGTTTTGCCGAACTCGAACAGCGGCGCGACGATGGCGGCCAGGGTATCGACGATGATCTTGCCGGCAGACCAGACCGCCTGGGCGGTGAGCCCCACCACTTCTTTGAGGGTGACAAATCCAGCGACCAGGATGCGCACCACATTGCCGAGGAATGTGCCTACCTCTTTCCAGACATCCGTCGCCTCAGCACTCTCGACGAACTGCTGGGCCAGAGCGTCCAGCTCCGGCAGCAGACCTTCACCGATTTGCCGCTTGATGCCGGTCACCACGCCCTGGCTGCGGGTCAGATCATCGTTGAACTGCGCCGCGGCATCGGCGAACTCTTGCGACATCACCAGGCCCAGACGTTCGGCCTCATCGCGCATCGCCTGGATGCCGTCGCCACCCTGTGCCAGCAACGGGATCAGCGCCGCGCCGGAACGGCCGAAAATATCCATCGCGGTGGCGGTGCGCAGGGTTTTATCCTGCATCGCGCCGAGCCGGTCGGCAATGGCCAGGAACTGGTTTTCTGGTGAGAGTTTTTTCAGGTCCTCGTAGGTGAGGCCCAGGCGTTCGAATGCGCGGATATTGGTGGACAGTCCGGCACCCGCATTGGCGATGGATTTTTCCATCTTGACCATGCTGGTGGCGAACGATTCCAGCGATGAGCCGGACAGCTCAGCAGCATGACCCATGCCGGAAATGAACTCGGCGGAAGTGCCGAGCTGAATGGAGAGTTTCTGAACACGGTCGCCTTCATCGGCGATCGATTTGGCGAAGCGGCCAATGGCGGCCACGGCGCCGGCCGCGATCGCGGCAACCCCGGCGATTTTGGCGACATATTGCCCGATGCCGCCAGAGGCGAGTTGGCCCAGTTTGGTTTGCTTTTCGACCGACGTATTGAGCTTGTCGAGCTCGCCACGGGTTGCGCGTGTGGCCGAAACGGCGCCGCTGGCATCGCCCGTGATTTTTACACCGGTCTTAAATTCGCGTGCCATTCAGGATTTCTCCGCCTGTTCTGCCATTTCGCTCAGCGCACCCAATTCGATCAGCCGTATATCGGCCAGCAAACGGGCCTGGCGGCGCAGTGGAATGTGGTGCATGGTGAAAACGGCCTGCACGGCCGGGTAGTTCAACCCCAGACGGATGCCTGTTTCGCTGCGTTGCCACTGGGTGGCGCAAAAACAGAACAGCTCCACGGCCGGCCAGTTTTGCGGCCAGATCTCCAGTCGTTCCTGGCCGGCAGCGCCGAACCAGTGATCACGTAGCTCAGGAGTCAGATCGTCCGGGTCGAGGTCTGGGTCGGCGTCCTCAGCCGGCGCTTGTCTTACCCAGTAGCGCCCGGCTTGCGTAAGTTTTTTTGGCGCACCGCCTCCAGCACCTGCTTGCCGTAGATCATGGTCAGGGCGCCCTCGACCAGGGCGTTGCGATAGGGCACCTCCTGCAGCGCCGCTTTGAGGTTTTCCTCGTTGTACGGTATCGGTTCGTCCTGTGCGTCCCTGACGTCCTGCCAGTCCTGGATCAGGAGATCAACGGCATCATCGTCGCTCAATGTTCCGGCGCTGAACGCCTCGGACATTTCGCGCCGTTCATCCTGGGTGGGGCAGCGAAACCGGGCCTTGAAATTGATGCGGAATTTACCACCGGTGGCGGTCAGGCATTCAGCCACCAGCGGCAGCAGCACGCTTTCGCGCGAGCCCTTGAAAAATATATTGCTCATGGTCGTTTTTCCTGTGGTCGTTGCAAGAGGCGGCTTACGCGACCCTCAACTTCACTTCGTCATCGCCGACATCGGGGATGTAGCGCGCATTGAGGCTATAGTTGGCCAGGCCGTTGTCATTGCCCTCGGTAACGGTCGAGAGCTGCGCCTTGGGCGCGGTGAACGTGACCTTATTGCCCGCCGCAATACCGTGCACCAGGCTGACGGCGCCGGTATTGATGCCGGCGTGCGACTCGAGAAAATCAGCGAACAGATCGATGACGCCGATATCGGGTTGATCAATCACGATCTGCCCCGCGGGCCCGCGGTCGGTGAGCAGGATTTCCTCCTGGCCAATGACATTGCGGGGATAGATCTGCATGCCCATATCGCAGGTCAATGAGGCCGCCGGGCCGTTGTAGGCGCCCACGGTCAGCGTGGTGTTGAGCTTGGTTACCGGCAACGGCACCGGGATGCCGGTGAAGTCCGGCGTGCCCACCGATGCGGCAGTCGGACGCGTGTACAGACCGGAAAAGGTGAAATGATAGAACGGTATGCCCTTTTGCCAGTTCATGGCCACATTGCCGCGCGAACCCTTGAGCACGTGCTGCTGGCCATCGCCCTCGAATTTCAGCGTGACCGACTCGTCCAGGTCGCTGTTGGGGTCGTAATCGACAAAATTGGGCCCGGAATCGGCCTCGATGGTCTCGGTGAATCCGCAGGCACGCAGCAGGCGCCCGTAACGGGGCGCAACGCCGGCGGTGCCGGAGCCAGCGATTTCGACATCGAACGACACCGTGGCATAGGGATTGACATTGATCTCGGCCTGCAATCCCAGCGTCGGCAGGTCCAGATCACGGGATACCCGGTCGCCGGCATAGGGATCGTCCAGCTTCAGGTTCTTGGTCAGGAGGGCATCAGCTACGCCCGGGGTGGAATCGGTGCCGTAGACAGTCTCGATCTTGGCGAAAATTACGCGCTTTTTCCATTTCTTAGCCATGTTTCACTCCGTATGGTCAGTTGTCTGGATGCCGCTGCGGTCCTTCACGACCACGTGCCGGCGCCTCTTGGTGGCCCCAGACAGTGCTGGAGTCGGGAACTTGGCGGCCGGTAGCTCTCCAGCCGGAGCCGTCCGGTGGAGCAACGTCAGCTGCCCGCCGCTGCGCACGAAACTGCCTGATTTCCTCATGACCCTATCCCTCGTGATAATTTCTGGCGGCATACACAGAGCGCCACCAGATAACGGATTGATTTATATCCAGGGCATTGCCGCTGACGTGCTCGAAGGCCTCAAACGCACCGGTCGGCTGAAATCCCACCATGGCCGCATTGAGCTCGATCAGCAGGGACTCGAGCGCGTCGACGGCGCAGACCAGCAGCACCGTGATTTCGTAGTCGCCGGGCTGGATGGTCTCGGTGTTGTACGGCGAGGCCTCGGATTGGATGCTGCTCAAGTAATACAGCGCCGCCGGCACCTCGGCATCGAAATCGGCGATCGGTTTGCTGGTCCAGGCCAGGCCAACGGTCGGGAAACTGCTGAGGTTGTTGCCGAGCTGGGTGCCGACTTCCGCCAATAAACTCACTGCGCCCGTCCTGTCAATAGTTCCATTTGCCGGTTAAATTCCACCGCCAGGTCCTCGCCGGTCAGCAGTAACGCGGACTCGATCACCGCATTGTTCGAAACCATTTGCGGGATGGAGGGACCGTAGAGCCGCTCGATGGGCATCCGGGACTCACCCGCGCGCTTGAATATGAACTTGCCCTTGCCGCCGACAAAGCCGCCGCTCACCAGCTTTCTGGCCCGGTCTTTCCTGATCTGGACCGTGACGCCGCGGCGCCGGCCATGCGCGGTTTTGACGTTCTTGCCGCGGGCGCCGAAATGGTCCAAGCCGATGGCCTTGCCGATGTAGATCAACAAACGGCCGCCGGGAATGCGTGTCAGCCGCACCGCGCGGCCAATATCGCCGGCCTTGATGTTGTAGCTCTGCCGCACTTCCCTGGAAATCCGCGTCCTGGTCTTGGTCGCCGCCAGCTGCAACGCCCGCTGCAGTGACTGATCAATGAATTTCGCATCGAATTTGCGCCGCAGTTCAGGCAGTTTTTCGATCTGATAGGAAATAATCATGCAACCGGCGTCGCCTCGATGCGCTGGATATAGCCGTCGTCGGAGATGACCTGGCGCAATTTGACGTTGCCGCTGGCCACTTCGAGCAAATCCCCGGACTGCCATTCCGGCAATCCGTCCTTGAGCGCGTGCACCAGGGCGGCCACATGGCGCACGTTGCCGTCCGCGTCGACCACATCGACGCTGCGGTCGATGACCACCTCCACCCCGCAATAATTGTTGATCTCGGCCAGCTCGCAGAACTCGTGGAAGGCCTCCTGGCTGACCAAGGTCTCAATAGAATCGGTCATATATGCTCCGCTATAGCGCCACCGCGGTGCGGCGGCGCATCAGATATGCAAATTCAGCCGGCGAGACCAGCATCTCCACGCCCGCCTCGACCGGCTTGCCGTTGATCCTGGCGCAGTCATTGGTGCGGACTCTGCGCGGGCGCATGGCCTGCATGGCCCGCACATCAGCCGGCGCGACGTAGTCCGGCAACACCTCATGCGGATCCCAGAGCGGAAAGATCTCCGCAGTGGGTCCGCCGCAGCTGCGCACTGCTGTGCCGAGCATATGCGGCACCAGGTTGCGCCAATGCTGAACATGCTCTTCTCGTGACACCAGCCGGCCGGTGGACCGGGCGGCCGGATCGTGGTGATAGGTGCCACCCTGGTAGCAGTCCATACCGGCCAGAATGACCGGATGGCAGCCCAAGACCCGCAATACCCACGCTGCAGTCGGCCCACAGTAGTGGAAATCCTGCCAGTCCTGAATGCGGTAGTCACACCAGACCCGACGGCCAATGACGGGCGCGCCGTGGGGCCGCACGTCGGCTTCGTTGCCGTCAATCGAGACGATGAAATCCACGGCCCTCAGCAGCGCTCCGTGCTGATTGGCGCTGACATAAATAGCGTCGTCAGGGCACCTGGCAACCTGTTCTGGCAAACTTTCGCCACCGCCCATGGCGACACCAGCCCGACCCGCATAGCGCAGGGCAAGTTCGGCCAGCAATGGCATAAATCAGCCTTGTTTATCGACCCTGAAAGCTGGTGAGCGGCCCGCGCCGCGAAATTCATAGGCGCCAGGCCAACACTCGGCGATCAATTGCAACCACTGCGCGCGCGGGCGGCGGCTGATGTGCAGGTCACGGCCATTGTGGATGCTCTCCAATTCGCTTGCCGACACGATGCAAGTGCGTGATGCCACGCGGTACATATCGCGCAAACAGGGCCGAATATCTGCCTCCACCAAATGCTCCAGGACGTCGAAACAGGTGACGTAATCATGGCTACCAGTCGGGAACGGTAAGTGGTGGGCCTCCGCATACAGGACGTTACCGCCAAGCAGCTCTTTGACCACTTCCGTGCCGTGTACCGGAAAATGCCCGGCGGCAAGAGCCATCGCCAGACATTCACCCCGACCGGTGCCTATATCCAGCAACGAACCGGGCTCCAGCTCGCCCAATATACGCGCCACATCCAGCTTGCGCCGCTTGCCCATGCCGTAGGCCGGGTCCTGGTAGGCAGCTCGATAGTGCTCGATTTCTGCGTAGCGGTTCACGACCTCATCCAGCTCCGGTAATACTCTGCATCCGCGCCGATCCATTGGCGCAGCAATTGGCCGGTCGGATCCGCGATTTTGCCAAAGCGCGGCCGATGGCCGCTGTCAATGCCGCCGCGGCCCGGCATGCATTTGATGCTCGTCACGTAAGCACCATCGAACAGATGCCCACGGAAACAGCGCCACAGGTCGCAATCCAGCAAAACTGCCGCGTGTGTGGCGACCTCACGGAATGCGCGGATAGCGTCTCCGATCATCGCAGTGCAGCACAAGCTGGCCTTGTCATGGTCAAGCAATTCGCGCGCGCGTAGATTTGACACGTTGTACTTGCGGCACAGCAACTGACCAACCAGCTCATGGTGCTCAAGCTCGGCAACCGCCCGGCTGATCCATCCCGGTGCGTAGTGATCGTCATCCTCAATGATCAGCAGCGGGTCATCATTTGTAATGCGTTCAAGCCCGGCGCGCAAATTACGCGCTTGGGTGTTTGCTCCAGGCGTCCAGCAAGGCTTTGGTCGTATTACCTCGATCTGCCAAGCCTCGACCGGCTTTATTTCTGCTGCGGCCTGACCATCATCAACGATAATCCAACGTACTGGATCAGTGTAGTCTTGCCGTTGCATCCATAATTGACACAATGCCCAGGCCTCAGGCCTGGCCCCCGTTGCGGTCAATAATTGGATCATCGATAGTCCAAAAAACGCAGGTCCCGGCGATACGTGTTCTCGGCTGTCTCACGTGATTTCGCCGTGTAGTATGAGGCAAAATCGCGTGACCTGGGACTCGGGTTCACATGTGTCAACGCCTGGAGCCCGAACATTTTTCGCAACAGCCCCCAATCATCTTCCAGGCGTTCGTAGCGGCCGATGAAATCCACACTGAGACGACCGCGGTGGACGATGAACCGGTACTGCTGGCGCAGATGATGATCGTCATCGTCATGCTGCGCAACGTGCGTGACGAAATCATCGAAACTCATGTCGGCCTCAAACCCGCAATGCAATAATCCTGGCGTCATGGCGCGGGATTTGTCCGCCCAGGCCGATACCAGCCGATCCAGCGGATGTCGCACAAACGCCGCGACGAACCAGCCGTTGGCCCGCGCCTCATGCGCGAGACAGGGTTCGGGCTCTACCTCCGACACTGCCAGAATAGACGAGGCGGCAACTTTGGGGATGGCCACAATGGCCAACGGTTTGTGCCGTACCTTGAAGCAATGGCGCACAGCCACTAACTACAACACCGCCCGCAGATCTTTGCGGGTAAAACAATCCAGCGAGGTCTCGCGGCTGCAATTGATGATTTCAATGCCGGCCGCCGCTGCATCTGCCGCAGCCTGGCGAAACCATACGGCCCAGCGGTGGAAACCCGGCTTCTGATTTTGCAGCCCTTCCGGATGAGCCCCATGCCAGCGTGGCTGGCCGTCGGTCCACTGCTGGTCAAAGCCCAACAAAACGACCGCGCAAGCCGCAAAATGATTGCATGCCAGGCTTAGTCCGGCGCCGCCGGAGTTCATGCCCCAGGCGATGTGCCCGGGTTGCGGTTTCAACCCCACAGCTGTTTTGTCGAAGGGTATGTGGTGTATACCCTCAACCCCGGCCAGCTGCGGATGACCACACCAAATCTCCCCATTGAACCCACCGTAAAGTTCGCGCAGAAAAATACCCAGCCAGTCGTGATCGTTGGTATAGAGCACATCGGCCCAGGGCGCCATGCGGAAGCTGGTATTGATCACCATCACGCGGGCCTTGCCACGTACATAGGCGGCATCGCCAGCACACAATGACGGGCCCGAACCCATAATGACCCAAAACTCACCCCTGTCCATCGTCACCTCGGAAAAAATGGCTGGGCGAGACCAGTCCCGCCCAGCCCAGGGGCTCAGCTACCAGGAAACTTAGCTGGCGGCAGCGTTAAGGTCTGCTGTAACCAGCACGCGCGGCCGCACGCAGTACGACAGGGCGTTCATCTGGGATTCCAGGGACACACCCTTGCCGTTGGGCATCGGATACAGCCGTGCATAGCGCGGCAGGCCGTTGGTATTGACCGTTTCGATGTAGTCGGCCGGGGCATACACCGTGCGGAACAGGCCGGGAACACCCACCGGGAAGCAGTGCGCCTCATCCGGATCAACGAACGGGGTCATGGAGTCGTCCGCGTCCACGTCGCCCGTGGCGCCGCGGTAGTTTTCCCACATGATGCCGCCGTACAGGAACGAGGTATAAGCCGCGCCGGCGCGCAGTTGGGCCGCTTCCTGGGCCTGGAAGGTCTCCCGTGTCTCCTTGGAGGCAATCAATGCATCCCAGAAGGCGTCACCGGCGAAACCGTACACGCCAGTAAATGCCACACCGCCCAGCGAATTGGCGATGGAGCGCACGATGCCCGTGCATTTGGTGCGAATGGCGCCCTTCGGATCCGCTGTCGACAGGCTCATGTAGACCATACTCTGCGCGGTCACATCGAACTCGGTGAACAGGTTGTACAGCGTGGAGCCGTCGCCGTTGAGAATGATGCCCTTGAGCGCGCCCAGGCGCTGATATTCCAGCGTCGGGTCCAGGTTCTGGCTCACGTGCCCATCGAGGCGCGCCAGGATCTTGGCCATGATGGTTTCAGTCTGGGTTTCTGAGCCGAAAGCGCGCACGCCCTGCACTTCCTCGGCATAGACCGCATCATCGACCTCATAATGCGGAATGGTCAGGGTCCGGGCGGTGCGTTTTTCCTTCTGCACCGACGTACCGGGGCCTCCGCGGGGGGTCGGATCGACCAGGGTCAGAATGCCTTTTTGCTCCTCCAGCATGATGCCGGTGGTGGAAACACCCTGCTCGTTCCAGTTAATGACCTGACCAGCTCGGCCAGGAACGTGCGGGATCTTGTTGACTGCGTCCGTCAGCGAGATCACCGAGAATGCGTTGCCTTTGAATACGTCAAGAGCAGACATGTGATTCTCCAAAAGTTGTGAAGTTCGCTTAGCGAACGATGATGCCGAGCGCGCCCAGCGCCGTAACGGCGGTGGCCTTGTCATTGGCAGAAATGCCGGTGGGCCAGACCAGCTCGTTGGTGTTGACTTCGGCGTCACGAACCACGCCGACCCCGGCCACGGCTGCGGCCGTTGCATCGACCGCATCGAACAGAATACCGGCCACAGTATCGGCGCCGCCGGAGCTGTCGGCCGTGTCGAACGGGACGGCGTAGCCGCCGACTTCAGCGTAGACCTCGCCGGCCTGCATGTTTTCACCGCTCGCGACGGTGACGTTCTTGAAGGACCGCTTGCCGTTGGCTACCGAAAGAATGAAGCCGCCGGCGTGGCCCTGTTCAGTTTGAGTCGTCATTAGAGATGCTCCTGAATGGTGGGTGGTTTAGGACCGAGCCGCCTTGCGGCGAGACTCGTAGATTTTTGCGGAATCGATCCGCACGACCACATCCTCCCCTTCGGGCGGATGGGGACTGGTAATGCCCGGCGTGCCGGTCGCCTCCATGGCGGATTTGAGCGGCGACTGGCCGCTGGCTTCCGGTGCCGACTTGGCGAGCAAGGCGATGGCAGCCTCGGCGCTCATGTTGGTTTCCAGCGCCAGGTGATGGGCCAGAGTGCTGCGCGTCTTCGCTTCCTCGCAGCCGAGAATCTTCTGGATGCGCTCACGGTCGGCCCTGGTGCCCTCGATGGCCCCTTCCTCGCGCGCTTTGGCGATCACTTGCTCGGTGGCGGCCTGCTCTGCCGCGGCGTTCGGCTTATCGTCTTTCATGGTTTCACTCTCCTGCTGGTTGGCCGCGGCTGCGGCATCTGGACTCTGATCTGGATCTGGATCCGGGTTGTCAACGATGACCGTCATATCATCCTCGTCCTGGCCGTTTTCCCCGCTGTCCCGGGCCTTGATTGGCGCGGTTCCGTCAATCATCTGCGCCAATATTTCACGCGGCGCGGCGATGCGATCGGCAAGACCGGCGGCAACGGCATCGGCGGCGTAAAACACGCCTGCCTCGGTGCGGCGGAAGATGTCTGCGCTGCGGCCACGATTGCGCGCCACCTTGGTCAGGAACAATTCGTATAGCCCATCGACCTCGGCCTGCAATTTCTTGCGATCGGAAGCGGTGAGGGCCTTGAACGGAGTGCCCAGCACTTTGTCCTTGCCCGCATAAATGTGGGTGACCGCGATGCCCTTCTGCTCGGCCCGCTTGCTCACATCGAAATGGGTCAACACCACGCCGATGGAGCCCACCATACCGGTCTGGGTCACCACCACCTCATCGGCGGCCGAGGCGATGGCATAACCGGCCGAACAGGCGACGTCGGCCACCAGTGCTGCAATCGGCATGGCCTCGCGCATCTGGAATATCTGGTCTGAGAGGTCGAAACAACCCGCTACTTCACCGCCGTACGTATGGATATTGAGCAGCAATGCCGTCACATCCGGGTCATTGGCTATCATCTCCAGTTGCCGGCCCAGTCCATCATAGGAAACCATGCCGGAATAACTGCCCAACCAGGCGCCTTTGTGCACCAACGTGCCGGAAATTTCGAGTATTGCCACCCCGCTGCGCAGGGCATAACGGCCCCTTTCGCGGTCGTTGGCAGCATATCCCGGGTGAAAACCCTGCGGTTTTGGTGCCATCACCCCTACATCCACCGGCGCTTCGACCGCAATGTCCAGCCGGTCGCCAACGGCGTGCAGGATCGCCTGCAGTTTGTTCGGCTCGATCAGCAGCGGCGTGTTGAAGATCCGCGATGCGATATGAATCATCTGGTTTTGGGTGTTGGGAAACTCCAGCGATCCCTGGCGGATCCCCGGCTCAGTGATGGTGGTCAAATCAGTTTCAGGCGGCATTGGGGTCTCCTATTTCCGCCGGCTGTGCTACCGGTGTCGGGCCCATCAGATCCGCGGGATCCAGCCCCAGCTCCGTCATGCGTTGGCGTTCCTCGGCGCGCTGGTCCAGCAATTCCTCCCAGTCCTCGCCGCGCTCGGCCGCTTCCTTCTCCAACGTCGTCAGATGCATGGAGTACTCCACCTTGGTGGCATTGGCTTCTTTCAGCGGATCGATATGGCCGCGGCCAGGACCGATCCAGTTGCAACGGGTCCATGCCGTCTTGGCCTCGTAGAAACTCGGTGCGCCCGGCGGGATCTCGACATCGCCGTTGTCGATCGCCTCTTCCAGCCACAGCGTGTACACCAGGCGCGCGAAGCGGCCGGCGACGTGATGCCGCCGATTCTTGAAAAAGCGCCAGGATTCCAACATCGCCGCCCGGGCCGAGCTGTAGGTGGATTTCGAATAATCCCGCGAAAACTGCTCGTAGCTCATGTTCAGCCCGCCGGCCAGATGACGAAGTGTCGCTTCCTCGAACTGTGCAAACTCTGCCTTCGGATGTTGCGGCTGGTTGAGTGTCAGTTTTTCGCCAGGATACAGATGCGGGATCTTCACGCCGTTGTAACGCACGTGTGCGCCGGCGTGCCAGTCCGCCCGGCTAGCCATGTAGTTCAGCACCGCATCCTCAGTGCCCGCGCCAATAGCGGAGCCAACACTGTTCCAATCCATGCCCGATTCGATGGTGGCCGCGTACATGGCATTGAGGATCGCGGCCTGCAGGGTAGCCTGCTCGAAGCGTTCCAGCATTTTCATTTTGGCCAAAACCGGCACCAGACCGCCCTTGCCGCGTGTTTGTCCGGGCCGTTCCTGGTCAAAAATGTGGATGACCTGGGTCCGCCCCCATGCTGTTTCACGTGCAACACGCCGCCAGGTCACCGGGCCACGGCTGAAAAACGGGTCATTGCGCCAGCCGCTGGCTATCCAATACGCTACCGCGGCGCCATACAGATCCAGCTGCACGCCGCGGCGCAACAAATCCGTGTCGGCCTGGTTGTTTACATTCGACAACAGGTCGGGATCTACCATCTGCATCGCCGTCGCGTAGCGGGTCGGACGCTTGGGCAGCCATTCGGCCACGGCCAGAATCTCGCCGGTATTCATGAACGAGCGATAGCCCTGGGTGATCATGCCGGTCAGGGACAGACGGCGACCGGCATCGCAATAGCGGTCGATATCGTCCGCCCACTGCCGAAACTTCGCTTCAACATTGCGCGTCCATTCACGCGCCCAGGCCAGATCCTGATTCAATGCCCGCCAGTCAGGCTTGGCCACCAGCCGCAGCTTGGGCCCGACAATATTGTCGAGATGGGTCTGTACCGCGCCGCTGGTCAGGCCGTGATTGCGGATCATGTCGCGGGTGCGGGAGACCAGGGTCTCCCATTCGGGCAAAATGTCCGCGTCAGCCGACTGATACGGCGGCTGCCAGGACTGCAATTCCTCGGAGATCAGGCTGGCGCCGCCGTGCGCCGTGTCCTGCATGCGCAATGGCCGGCCGCCGGCATCCACCAGCTGGGGAATAGTCGCCAGATTGTTCACCACGCCACCCCAAACGGCCGCCGGCTGGTGGTGGTCACGCCCTGTTCAATTTCCAGGGCGCGTTCCAACTCGCGGATATAGGTGCGCAAATCAGCGATATTGGCGCTGGTATATTCCACCGAACGGTCCGCGTAGCGAACGGAGGCGCGTTTTTCGCCGGTCAACAATTTGTGCAGGGCAGTGCGCGCTTCATCCAGTTTTTGCGTCGTGGTCAATGCCATTTCCAATCCTCTGCGCCACACAATCACCCATTCAGACGTGAGGCCAGGTCGGCCAGGGTGGATGGCTTTTCCTGTTCCGGTTTTGCGCGCACCTGGTCGCTGAGTTCCGCCGCCCACTTCGGCGGTCTGGGCCAGTCGATCTTCTCCGCGCCGATGACGATGCAACCCGCCCGTGCATAGACGTGCAGGTCGAAGGCCTCATTGGGTGCACCCTTCTCGCGGATCCAGCCTTTGTCTCCCCGGATCTCGGCGGTGAGCTCCTCGAACACCTGCACATCGAGCCATTTGGGCAGGTGCATGTAGCCGGGCCCCGGCACATCCCGGGCCAGATCGCCGGCGCAGGCATCCTTGAGCACGTTGACGTTGATCAATAACACCGGGACATCGCCGCGCGCATTGGCGGCGCGGGCATTACGGCCCCGGGCATCCGGCCAGGTCTGCTGTATGCGTGGCGCATTGATGCGGCCGTCGCCCTTGACCAGGCGAAAGCGCGGCGCCAGGCCGCGGCGGCTGAATCGACGCCAGGCATCGTAGGCCCGTTCGGTCACGCCGGCCTTGCCGCCGGAGTCGCAGAGGGTTAGAAACGGCTGGAGATACCCATCCAATCCATCGAGGTTATAGGTCCGTTCCATGACCTCCTCGATCAGCACATCCCAATCCTCGGCATAGGCGGCCGGATCGATGGCGGCGAATCGCGCCCCTTCCGGCCGCTTGCTGGCCGTGATCTCGAAGCGGTCCACCAGCCAGCCCTCGAGGCCAACACCGAATCCGAATACCTGCACCACGAACCGGTGCGCCTGCACATCGACTGCAGCGATCAGGAAGCGCACATCCGCAGGCACCAGACCCTGCGGCCAGTCTTCCGTCTCTGCTCGCTTCAACAGCTCGTCCGCGCTGCGGCGCTTGGCAACAGCGCGCGGCAGATACGGTGCCGCCTGGTCGGTGAACGTGGTGGCGCGCAGCTCATCCTCCGTTCCGGTCCTGACATAGCCTTGCAGCGCCTGCAGATACTTGAGCATCAGCGAATCCCAGCGCTGGTACGACGCTGCAGGCCCCCCGAGCCAGTAACTGGCGATCTGGCTGCGCCGCTTCTGGCCGTAAATTCTGCCCAGGCGATCGATGGTCTGGCCGTCGTGCACCCATTTACCGGCGGCATTCATCGCCGGGCGGTTTTCCATGTCGTGCAAGGCGCCGCAATCGGGACATACCACATGCGCCAGCTCGGCCGCCAGGCTCATCAGATCACTGGTCAGCACCATCTTTTCCAGTTCCTCGAACTTCGGAACCGGAAAATTGCCCAGACCGGGCTCGGCCTGGAAAAAATAGCGGCAGTGCTGGCACGGCCAGTACCACCTGGCGCGGGTGCCGCGGTTGTACAGCGACAGGATGCCGCGCGCCGGCGGGGCCTCGTGTTTGGTCCGGGCCTTCCAGTGCGGATCGCGGAAATCCTCACCAGGTGACGATTCAGCTACGCACTTGCCGCGGCTCATGTAGGTCTGGATGCGCTTGAAGCCGAGATCCCAGTACGGGCCTTCGCCGTCGACATTGTCGCGGTTGGCCGGGCGGTCGTAGTCGGTCAGCATGACATACTTCAGCGTCTTGGCGGACAACTGACTGACCGCCGGCCAACCGATCTTGAGCATCATGCCGGAGCGGAAAAATTTGTCGTAGGTGTTGTCGTCCCTGGCCCTGGGACTCAGACGACTGTGCAGCTCCGGGCTGTGGCGCAAGGCCCGATCAAGGTCGGTGCGGCTGAAATCCCTGGCCGCGTCCTGCGTCATGTGGCTGACCAGCATGTCCCCTGGCGCGCAGGTCACCACGTAAGTGATGCCACCCAGCACCAGGCTCATGGTTTTGCTGCCGCGCGCCGGACCAATAAAAACGATGCCCTGATACTCGCGGCTGCCGAGTAGATCCAGCGGCTCGATCATCATCGGCGCCAGCTCGGCAGACCACGGACCGCGATCATTGCGCAGGTATGCTGTGGCGGCTTCGCTCGGCTTCATGCGCCGCGGCGGGCGAATCAGTTCGGCAACCGATCGACGAACCTCAGCCGCACTCGTCAGCGGCGCTACCAGCATCCTCGTCGTCCTCCGCCACCAACCGCAGATACAATGACTCTCGCGCCTTGTCCAGGTGCGCTTCCATCCGTGCCAGAGTGTCCGCGGTCAGCCCGCAGTCGCGTTCCATGACATCCGGCAACGTGTCAAAACACTCCGCCGTGATTTTTAGCATCGCCGCCATTTCCTGCTCGGTCTCGATGCGTGGAATCAACTCACGGCGTTCGACCTGTAGTTTCAGTTTTTCGTGCTCGCCCTGGTAATGCGCCTTGCGCTTGTATGGATCCATGGTGTCCGGATCCTGTCCATTCCCGCCGCCAAGCAGCGCCGGCAGAACATCTTTGAGGCGAAAAACCGGATAGCCACTGCGCTTCGCGCTGGGCTGAACGTCGCAGTCGATCAATCGTTTGCGCACCGTTTCCCGTGTCTGCCCGAACTCAGATGCCAGCGTGCTGATGGATAGATTGCAGCCGGTGGCTATGTTGGTGACGGCGTTGCGCATAAGATAAACTGCTGCTGACCCTTAGAGGTCTGAAAAATTGTCGAAAAACGGGCTCGCCAGCGTTCGTGCCTCAGCCTATGGCCAGGAAGGACCCGTCAAGCGCTCGCCGTCACGGTGATGCCGGCACTTCGATCGGTCGTGACAGGCAATTGAGGTAGTACTGTATTTCGGCTTTCAATTCTCGCACGCCCTTGGCGATCTCCGACTGATTGAACCCCAGGTCTGCATAGCCCTGGGCGGTCAGGGTAAAACGCTGCTCACCCCGGGCATCTGGCAACACCTGCCAGCGGATGGTGCGGAACTCCACCGCCGAGCGCTGCGGCGGCGTGCCACAATCGGCATAGACAACTATCGTTTCCAGCGCCACCTTGGCCGGCACGAACGGCGGCGGTTTGTGCCCCGCGCAGCCGGCCAGGCTAATCGTTA